GATGAAATGATAGCTGTATCACAGGTTGTGATGAACCGTGTGAATAGAAGTGTACATGGCACAGTGTGTGAGGTGATTACGGAGGGGCCGGTGCGCGAAAGTTGGCGCACTCGCCAAGACGATACGTTGAAAGACGAAGAGCGTGTATACTTTCCTGTGCGTAACAAGTGCCAGTTTAGTTGGTACTGCGATGGAAAGTCAGATGCAATACGTAACATGACAGGATGGGAGGATGCTGTCATAGCTGCCTACCTTGTATACAACGGGTATGGTGAGGATCGTGTGGATGGTGCGTTGTACTACTACGCTCACAAGCAGATACCTATGCCAAACTGGGCAGAGAATATGATGGTGACTGCCGTTCTTGAAGGGCATACCTATCTTAAATAAAATACTTGACAACTGAGATGTTATCAGTATAATGGAGGCACAATCGAAAGGGCACACACACACACATGGCTAATTACAAAATAATCCAACACACACCATACGGTGATGGTGCGGACTTCTACTTCTGCAAGGCAGATAATGACAGCAAAGTAGCCGTAGTTGTATTGAATAAAAGGTCGGATGGCAATCCGTATTGTTTCATAATAGAGGAGATTGAGTAATGTTAGATACACAGGTATATAATAATTTGAGTGCCAATGTTTTTGGGAACATTCCAGAACACATTGACTTTCCCGTAGCCTTTGAGCCTACTCTTGTGCCACATAAGAAGTACGTGGTAAATGCAAACACGGGGCAGTACCTTGACACGGTGGGCTACAAGTTTAATTGTGCCAGCCACCCCGATTTCTTTCGGCGTGTGCAGGACACCATGATCGAAGAGCTAAATGCTCCCGATTTGCAGGACGTGAATGCTACGTTTCGTACTGCCCGTAATGGTGCATGGGCTATGATGGACGTGACCTTTCCTAACGTTAAGGTGAACGTTGAGACGCTCAAGCACAAAACTGAGATAGCACAGCGTGTGATTGCATTACATGGCATTGATGGTTCATGCTCCAACCAAGTGTTCTATGGTGGCATTGACTTCTTCTGCACCAACGGCATGATTAGCGGTGAATATGATACGGTTCGACGTAAGAATACTCTACTGTTCTCGTTGGATACATTCATTAATGAACTCCGCAATGCGAAGCAGGACTTCTATGCTCATGGTCGTAAGCTACAGACGTGGGCCTCTACTCACGTGAGCCACGATCAAGTGAAGCTAATGCTTGAGGAGGTGCTGAAGTCTGACCGCAAGGCAGGCAAGATGTTTAATGTGTACAACATGGAAGCTTCACAGCGTGGACAAAATCTGTTCTCACTGTACAGTGCCTTCACTAACTATGCTTCTCACGCCAGTGAGAGCAATGGGTTCAAGCTAAAAGAAATGGGCAACGATACACAGGCACAGTCTATGTTCCGGCGTGAGCAGGACGTGAGCAAGTGGATCAGCACACCACAGTTTCGTGCACTCGAACTAGCAGCGTAGTGCACGATTTTCTGTTGGGTTTTGCGTGGGCGATGGGGTTAATCCTCATTGCCTTCGCTTTTATTTTGTAGGAGAATATAAATGAATAAGAACCAGCGTAAACTTGAAGAAGATTTAAGGACAACTACACGTACCTACTACTCCTGCTTGAAAAGTACAACAGTACGTATAACTAAGCTTGAGAGATATGTTACTCGTTGTGCTGTCGCTATGTTAGCAGTGACCCTCCTGCTGGTGGTGCTTAAAGGATGAGTGGCACTGGCATAGCTGGAGCACAGGACTATGTACCTATAGACAAAGGAGGATGGAGATGTGCTACTTGTGGTAAAGTCTTCCATGAAGAGTCTTCTAGATTCGCATGGGGTAGTCCGAATGGATTGCAGCAGCAATGTAAGCAGTGCTATAAGGACAAGAAGTCTATCAACACATACACACAAAGGCAGTGGGATAGAACAGTTGGATGGGGCAGGGTTACGAAGGAATATTCAGATGAAACTACCTAGATTTACACAGGTACGTGAACTAGCAGACGGGACAAAAGCGTACAGGTTTAACCCGCCACAGAAGTTTATAACTGCTGGTGTGGTTGAGCGTGTGGAGCTTGGACCTGATCTGTCGGCAGCTAGAGTTGCTGCTCGTGAGCACAATGCCAAGATAGATGAATGGAGGAAAAGTCAAGCAGAAATATTAGATGTTCGTAAGGGTAGTAAATTATCTTTGTTAGTGCGTGATTATTGCAACAGTAGTAACTTCACTATGCTAAGAAAATCTACACAGAAAGACTACAAGTACTTCCTTAAGAACGTGGTGCAAACACTTGAAGATACTAGACTTTCTGACGTTACCACTAGACGAGCTAAAGCTTCATATGAGAAGTGGGTACACAGTGGTGTACCTTATGCCAACCACGTATGTGCTGCGGCTTCTATCTTATATAACTACGCCATCGACAGAGAGTACCTCACATTTAATCCTTTTGCACATGTCAAGAGAAAAACACCTATACAACGTAAGGTTGTATGGCAACATGAGCATGTGGTACAATTCCTTAACACTGCGTACAGCGAGTGGCGCTGGCGAAACATAGGTCTGATTGCACAGATGGCATACGAGTGGGTGCAAAGATTGGGTGACATGCGTGTGCTGGAATGGGAGAGCGTTGATCTTGACGCAAAGCGATTAGACCTACAGCAATCTAAACGGCGAGCAGCAGTGAGCCTTCCCATATCAGATGAGTTGATTAACATGTTGACACAACAGCACGAGGACTTTGGCTTTCAGAAATACATAGCTCCTATGATAACACCTGTAGAGGGACAGTTCATTCCACATACTAAGCAACGGCTGTCTAAGATGAGCAGACAGGTGATACTTGCAGCAGGGTTACCACCTGAACTGTGGCTCATGGACCTGAGACGGACGGGTACAACACAGATGAATGATGCAGGTGTATCTATGGGGCAGATCATGTCAGTGACGGGGCATGTCAATCCACAAAGTGTTAAGCCTTATCTGACACATACGTATGCCAGTGCAAATTCTGCCTTGACACAACGACAAAATAATGGTAAAAGCATAGTGCCGTGCCGCATGAAAGGTGATACATAATGTTAAGTAATGCAGAAACTAATGCTCTTTACACACTTAAAGATGAAAAAGAATTACACATGATAAGAACAGATAAGCAGGACATAGAATATATTACGGTGCTGCGTTGGTTAAATAATAGAATACAACTGTTGGAGAAACAGAATGAATATCTTTAGGCTAAGTGACAATCCACAAGAATGTGCGGAGATGCACTGCGATAAACATGTAGTCAAGATGGTACTTGAGACTGCACAGATGTTATCTACAGCGTGGCGTATGACAGACAGTGACAGTGAGTATGCAGATAAGCACGGCATGTACAGATTAGCCCACAAAAATCACCCATCTACTGTGTGGGTACGGAACAATGTTATCAACTATATTTGGACAAGGCGATTGTTCGATGGTCTGTGCAAAGAATATACACACAGATACGGCAAGCATCATGCAAGTGAAAGATTACGTCCAGCTTTTTATGAGGATGCACCCCACGAAACAACTATTATAAGATCACCGCTTCCCTTTCCTCAGTGTATGCCAGACCAGTACAAGGTTGAAGGTGATCCAGTTGCTGCATACCGTAACTACTACAAGGGAGAGAAAGCATACTTCGCTAAGTGGAACAAAGGTAGATCGTCACCTGCATGGTGGGACGATGGAATGCAGGACTTCGTGCAGCACTTTGCGACAACCGAAGAAATGTTAAACGCTGTTGGAGAATAACTTATGGACATTCGTAACTTTGTAGATGATTTGGATGTCACAAATGGAGCTACTGTTAGACGTAACTGTCCTGTTTGCGACGGGGTAAAAACATTCACAGTAACTAACAAGAATGGAATGATTATATGGAACTGCTACAAAGCCGGTTGCTTTGTGCACGGTGGCACCCGCACATATCTAAGTGCGGATGACATACGAAATACCATGCAGTCACGGGAAGTAGAAGAGCCAGTGTGGGAGAAGCCAGTTTATATAGTACAGGGTGGCAACCATGACGGGCTTAAGAAATTTTTAGCTGAGTGGTATTTACACGATATGCAACCCTGCCCCATGTATGATGTTAAAGAAAATAGAATAGTGTTTCCCATATTCAGAGGTAGAACTATGGTGGATGGGGCAGGGCGATCTCTGTCAAGTAGACTTCCGAAATGGAAGAGATACGGTGAGTCTGGGTTGCCGTACATATATGGATCAGGACAGGTAGCTGTGATTGTAGAAGATGCTATCAGTGCATCAGTTGTGGGATCAAGTGTCCAGTGTGCTGGCGTGGCGCTGCTGGGTACATCCTTACAGGATACACACAAGAAGCCATTGGCGGAGTACACTAAGCTAATAGTAGCTCTTGATCCAGATGCCCTATCTAAGACGTTAAGCATTGCCCAAGAGTTACGAACTATACACACGAACATAAGTGTGTTAAGGTTAAAAGATGATTTGAAATATAGAAATCCACAAGATATTAAAAACTTGGAGAACTTAATATGGAACTAGCTCTTGTACGATCCTTGATGGACAAGGAGTTTTATGATGATCATAGAGGGGCAAGGTGTCCCGATAGATTGTTTAGTAAGGACATTCGTAAGATCAAACATGCACTCGATGTAGCTATAGATAGGTATGCACGTACCGTCACACCGGATGAGATAGAGGCGTTGTTCATGTCGGGCAATCCCTCTATGACCACATCGCAGAAGCAAGCGTATGGTGATTTGTTTCACAGAATAAAACGGGAGGAACCATTAGGTAAGGATGTAGCACAGGAGGTGCTGTCCAAACTGTTTCAGCAGGTGGTGGGTGAAGAGGTTGCCAATCTGGGTTTTGACTATGTGAATGGTACACAAGCTACGCTGGAGCCGTTGCGTGAGTTGCTGGATAAATACACAGATGACTTCATGCCAGACTTACACGTGGAGTGGGATGACATATCCATTGACAAACTGCTTGCACAGAATGATATGGAGACACGCTGGAAGTTTAACATACCTTCACTGTGTAGAAAGGTAGAGGGTGTCAATGCGGGTCACTTGATTGAGATAGGTGCACGTTCTAATGTAGGTAAGACATCCTTTCATGCTAGTATGGTGGCCTCACCTAAAGGCTTTGCTGCACAAGGAGCAAGCTGTATGGTGTTGTGCAATGAGGAAGGATCACCTCGTGTGGGTGCAAGATATCTACAGGCTTGTACTGGTATGACACTGATGCAGATAAAGGAAAATCCCAAAGCTGCATGGGACATGTATGGAAAGATTCGAGACAACATTCTTCTTAAGGATGTAACGGGCAAGGACATGGGATGGGTAGAGAGCGTATGTAAATCTTACAAGCCAGACGTTGTAGTGTTGGACATGGGTGATAAGTTTGCTGTAACACAGGGCTTCGCTCGCACAGATGAGGCGCTGAAAGCCAATGTTATTTATGCGAGACAAATTGCAAAGATGTATGAGTGTGCTATGTTTTATATGTCGCAACTAAGTGCAGAGGCAGAGGGTAAGGTGCACCTAAACCAAGCTATGATGGAAGGCAGTCGAACAGGTAAGGCAGCAGAGGCTGATCTTATGATACTGATTGCAAAGAACCCACCCGTTGCAGGAGAAGATGAAGAAAGTACACAACGACACTTGAATGTTGTGAAAAACAAACTGTCTGGTTGGCATGGACTTATCACCTGCGAACTGGACTACAAAACAGCAAGGTACACAGCATGAATAAAAGAGCACTACCTATAGGATTTACTATTGGCAAATCTGCCATACATGGATTGGGTTTATTTGCTACAGAAGATTTTGTTGACAATGTTACAGTTGCTACTCACGTACACCACCCACTTTTAGGTTGGCTACGAACATCACTAGGTGCATTTATAAACCATAGTGAAAAGCCTAATTGTATAACAATGGAGGATGAAGTTTATCTAAAAACTGCAACGGCAGTTGAGTCCTTTAATCTATCGTGGGTTTTACTTGGAACAAGAGACAACCTTGACGGAGGTCCATCTGTTAGAGTAAGATACTTACTTCCTAACAGGACTACATACTCCGGCGACGAGATAACATTATTCTATGGAGATAAAAAATACCATGAACTATCTTGATGACTTACTGGACATACCGGAATTTCTACGCCCTAAACCAAAGAGAGGTAGACCCAGAAAGGTTCAGCAAAGAAACGAATATCACATTGTAAAAAACAACTGGGAAGAGTGGGACGAAGTAAAGCAAGATAAGTATGGCACACGGTACGATATACAACTTGGAGATGAGGCTCCACGTATAGGTAGTGGTCTTCGCATTGTGTATGTTAAGGAAGGAAGAAAGTGGGCACACATGACAGGTCACTCTGGTGATCCCACTTGTATGGAGGGTCGAATACGTAAAAGACTTTCTCTGAAGAGATGGTTTCAGATGAAGTCATCACATGAGAAGTACTTGGCTAGACAGCAACGAGCAAGAAATAAATTAAGGAAGAGAGCAAATGAAGCTAACTCTTGACGTAGAGCATACGGTTACAGAGAAGTATGGTAAGACACACTTCGATCCCTTTGAGCCGGGAAATGATCTCGTAATGATAGGTACACTTACAGACAAAGGAGAAGAAAAGTTATTCACTATCTACCATAACTCACCACACGGTCAGCATACACAACTTGAAGGCATGAGGTCTGTATCTTTTGATGGGTCTACCGTGCAGGAATTGCTTGACAAAGCCACCATACTTATTGGTCACAACATCGTGCATGATCTTGTGTGGCTGTGGGAAAGTGGATTTAAATATGATGGCCCTGTCTTTGATACGATGCTTGCAGAGTATGTATTACAACGGGGGCAAAAGAAACCATTGTCACTAGAGATGTGTGCTGAAAGATATAATCTAAACACCAAGAAGCGTGGCACTCTAAAAGAGTATCTGTCTAAGGGAGTGTCTGTTGCAGATATACCACATGATGAGTTAAGCTCGTACTTAAGTGCTGATCTTCATGCGACACAGGAGTTGTGTAATTCGTTATACAAAAGATTAAACACCAGCCCCGATGCTACACTAATGGAACCAATTGTTCTGTCAAATCGCGTGGCTGTTTCTCTTGCTCATATTTATCAGCGGGGTTTTAAGATAGACCAGCAAGCTCTAGCTAGAGTTAAAGAAGAATTTGAGGAAGAGAAGAAGGGGCTAGAGGAAGCACTTGACATGCAGATAGTACAGCTAATGGGGGATGTACCTATTAATCTAAATTCTCCAGAGCAATTGTCGAAGGTGATTTATTCTCGTAAGCCAAAAGATAAGAGAAAATGGGTAGACGAATTTACGCATGGCATGGCAAAGGCTGACTTTAACAGGGCTGTTAACTCGTTATCAGATAAAGTTTATAAAGCCCGTGCTATTCAGTGTTCATCCTGTTATGGTGCAAGTAAGGTGCGTAAGATTAAAAAGAACGGGTCACCCTTTGCCCGTCTTACAAAATGCTCGTCATGCAATGGAGTAGGCTATCTGTTTACAGACACACAGGAATTGGCGGGGTTGCGGTTTTCTGCACCCAACTCTAGGTGGGTAAGTGCACATGGTTTTACAACAAGTAAGACCAGCATTGAAATTCTAGAGTATGCTGCTCTTGATAAAAATATGATAGATGCTGCTACATTCTTAAAAAATGCAAGGAGACTAAGTGCTCTTGACACCTACCTGTCTGCATTTGTTGACGGTATAAAGTCATTCACTAAACCTGATGGTATGCTGCATGTACAACTAACACAGCACATGACATCTACGGGCAGGTTTAGTGGGCGTAATCCCAACATGCAGAACATGCCACGTGGAGGAACCTTTCCTATCAAGCGTGTATTTATATCTCGTTTCGATGGAGGCAGAATACTTGAGGCTGACTTCGCACAGCTAGAGTTTAGAACAGCAGCCTTTCTGTCACAGGATAAGGTTGCTATGCGAGAAGTATCAGAAGGCTTCGATGTACACAGCTATACTGCTAAAGTTATATCAGATGCGGGACTGCCTACTACTCGACAGGAAGCAAAGGCCCATACGTTTGCACCTCTGTACGGAGCTACTGGGTACGGCAGAGGAGAGAGCGTGGCTGCTTATTACAGACACTTTGTTAACAAGTACAAGGGTATATCTCAATGGCACTCACGCCTCGCCTCTGAAGCGTTAAACACAGGTGTAGTGAAGACACCTTCGCACAGAGAGTTTTCTTTCCCCGATGTGACACGCAGGTGGAATGGTGATCCAACACACTTTACGCAGATAAAGAATTACCCAGTACAATCCTTTGCGACAGCAGATATAGTACCGTTAGCATTGCTGTACATGGAGGAGCTATTGGCTGGTAAACAATCTTGTATTGTAAACACGGTACATGATAGTATAGTTATAGATGTTCACCCGAAGGAGGAAGACTATGTTGTAGAAATTATAGAAAGTACTAACAAATCTTTACACGCTTTAATCTTGCAACAGTGGGGCGTAGACTTTAACGTTGCTCTTTTGCTTGAGGCAAAAATAGGAGATAACTGGCTTGACATTAAAGACCTGCCGTGATATAACTGCAAACCCTAATAAATAAGGAGAACATTTAAATGAGCTTAACAACTATTGATACAGACAACTACGCAGAGATGGCTAAAGCTATGGGTATTTCGGGAGAGGCTTCTAATAGCAGCAAATCCAAGAGTACTCTTGCACGGCTGAAGATTAACCATAGTCCAGTGATGGGCATTGCGGAGGTAAACAAGAAGAAAGTTAACGTGGAAGTTGTGGAGGGAGGAACATATAAGCTGGAGCTTCCCGATACGGATGAAGCTTATTTCTCTTCTGAAGTTAACATTCGTCCCTACATGCAACGCTTTATGCACAAGCGTTTTGTAAAGGGTAGTGGCGACACAAAAAATGCTTTCATTAAAACTGTGATGGCGGATACACTGAACATTGATCTCAAGGATAATTCCGGTAAGTTTAATTGTGGTAAATCTGCTGGCTACATTGAGGACTTCAAGGCATTGCCTGAAGATATGCAGAACCTCATTCGTCAGATCAAACGTGTTCGTGTTGTGTTTGGTACAGTACAGATGGTTGATCCTACAGATGAACGAGGAGAACCTGCTAGCGTAGATGAAGTTCCTTTCATCTGGGAGGTGGATAATAGGGAGGCGTTTAAGATTATCGGTGATCCTTTTAAGACGCTCTTTCAGAATAAGAGACTACCAGTTCAGCACCGCATCAGTGCAACAACTGTAGAGCGGAAGTTACCTAACGGTAATTCTTATTATGTCCCTGCTGTGGAGTTGAATATGTCAGACGTAATTGGCATTGAGGAGTCTGATCAAACCCTGTTTGCATCCTTTCTAGATTGGATTACAAACTACAATGAATACATTGTCTCATCGTGGAATGAATGCAACAGGCGAAGCAATGAGATAAATTCAGCATGGGACTTGCCTGATGATCAAGCACTTAATATCGTTGAAGAGTTTGTAAACATTGAGAGCACTACTGAGGAAACTCTTCAGTGATCAGTACCTCTTTGATTGAGAGTATAGTAAACTATCTGTCAACTAAACCCTACCGAGAAGTTTACACTTTAATTCAGGCTGTTCAGCAAGAGATCGCTCAACACCAAGCAGCCCAACAGACGGAAGAGAAAGGGGAAGAATAATGCATCATCCTGCTGAACTGGCAGTGCATCAATACCTTGAGGACGCAAAAGGTAAGGGCACAGATATGTCAGAGGACACTGTAGATAAGGTGTGTGAAGACATTCGTAGCGCATTGCTCCGCCAGTTTGGCAGGGGGGCAAAGCGAGGTTCATTCCGACCTCGTATGTCTAATGTAGGAAGACCAACCTGCCAGCTATGGTACGAAAAAAATAAACCCGATACAGCTTTACCCCGCCCAACTACATTTGTAATGAACATGATGATAGGGGATATTGTTGAGGCTGTGTTTAAAGGTTTACTTACAGAGGCTGGTATTAGCTATGAGGAAAATGAGACGACAGCCGTAGAGTTTGATAGCGGTGTTACTGTGTCTGGTACAGCAGACATAAGTATAAATGGTGCTGTGGATGACATAAAGTCTGCGTCAGATTGGTCATACAAAAATAAGTTTGAGTCCTATGATAGACTGTCCAACATGGATGACTTTGGTTATGTAGCACAGTTAGCTGGCTACGCGAAAGGTTTAGGAAAAAAGGCAGGTGGTTGGTGGGTCATCAATAAAGCCAGCGGAGATTTCAAATACGTTCCTGCTACGGGTCTTGATGTCGAAGAGGAGTGTACTAAAATTAATACTTCCTTAGAGACTCTTGAACATAATGTGTTTGAAAGATGCTTTGAGGCAGAGACTGAATTTTTTAGGAGCAAGCCTACTGGCAATAAGATACTAAATAAAACATGTGGTTTCTGTGACTACAGAAAAGATTGTTGGCCTTCTTTACAACAGAAACCAATGCTGAAATCACAGGCGGTTAGTCCTAAGATGGTAAACTATATTTATATAGAAG